GGGAACAGCTTATGGCTGTTAAAACTGCTGAGATTTCACGGGGTAGGAATATGGATGCCAGACTTAAAGCCCCTACCGGACTTTCAGAGGGCGTTCCTGCTGATGGCGGATTTTTAGTACAGACTGATTTCGCCACTGCATTACTTGAAAAGACCTTTGCTTCCAGTGATTTACTGAGCAGGGTTTTTAAGATGCCGATTAGTGCTAACTCAAACTCTATCAAGATACCTGCTGTTAGCGATGCTTCAAGGGCTGATGGTTCAAGATTCGGTGGTATTAGGGCTTACTGGATGAATGAAGCTGGTTCTAAGACCGCTTCTGCACCAACCTTTAAGCAGGTTGCTCTTGAGCTAAAGAAACTTGTTGGATATACGACTTGTACGGATGAACTCTTGGAGGATGCACCTGCTCTTGAGTCATGGATTATGCAGGCGTTCGCTAAAGAGTTTGACTTCAAGTTGGCTGACGCTATCGTAAATGGCGATGGTGCTGGCAAGCCCCTGGGTATTCTTAACTCCCCTTGTCTGGTGACTGTAACGGCTGAGACTGGGCAGGGAGCTTCAACTATCGTAGCTGAGAATATAATTAAAATGTGGGCTTCTCGGTTCGGGACTAACTATGTTTGGTTAATCAATCAGAACATAGAGCCTCAGCTTTACACTATGGCTTTGGCGGTAGGCTCTGGCGGCGTGGCTGTTTATATGCCTGCTGGCGGGCTTTCTGGCGCACCTTACGGGACTCTGTTTGGGAAGCCTGTTATCCCTTGCGAACAGTGCGCTTCACTCGGTACGGCTGGCGATATAATTCTGGCTGACCTTTCACAGTACGTAATGATTAGTAAGGGTAATATGCAGTCCGCTTCTTCAATTCATGTCAATTTCCAGACTGACCAGACGGCTTTCAGGTTTGTCTATCGCTGCGATGGTCAACCGATGTGGGACACCTACCTGACCCCCTATAAGGGTAGCACTTCCTATCAGTCCCCGTTCGTTGTACTTTCTGGAACACGCACCTAAATTAAATAATCGGGCGGGTGAAAATCCCGCCCATAACTAATAAATTTGGAGGAATAAATTAAATGGGTAAAATGAATGTTGCACAGGATATACATATCGTGCCCCTTGCGACTGAAGCTCAAATCACTTCAACTACAGTTGAACCTCATATCAACATGAAGCTGTATGAGAAGGTAGAGTTTATCTATCACATGACGGCTGTTGCACACGATGACTTTACATTGACGGTAACTCAGTCGGCGGCTACGGCTGGTTCTAGTTCAACGGCTATCGCGGCTAGGTATCGTCTGACTGCTGCCGCTGGTACTGATACTATGGGAGATACCACCGCTCTTGCATCTACAGGTTTGGCAATCACAACTGCTATGTCTACTCTAACGCTGATAGTTGATGTTGATTCCAGCGACATGACCACAGAGAGCAAGCCGTATGTAGGATTGACTCTTACTGATAGCGGCAGTGGTGATATTACAGGAACGCTCATAGCTCTCTGCTGGCCGAAGTATCCCAAAGAAACCAACTCAGGCGCATTAACCTAGAGGGTATAGTGACAATTCAAAAACGAGATAAGAGGAAACGGCGGGTGTCAAAGCCCGCCGACTCCCCAACAGAAAAGTCTTTTACTACACCGCCCGTTGACACAATGGTAAGAACTGACATCTGTAAATGGTGTGGTCGTAGGATGTTAGACATTAGGTGTCAATGTGGGTATGTAAGACCACGCAATAAATAGGGTAAACTATACCCTCCCTTGTGGGTTAAACCGAAAGGTATAGAATAAACAATGGAGGCAATAAAATGCCAGTAACTAATGTAAAAGCAAATTGGACTGGGGGGTCATTACAATTCCAGAAAAAGTCAGATGCTACCGAGCTAATGACTATTGCTACTACAGGGGTAAATATTCCAACCCTTACATCCGATACAGTTAGCACGGCTGCTCAGGAAGTGACAATTCAATCTGGTATCATTGATACAACCTATGACACTGATAGGTTTATCTGGACTTGCCCATTTGAGTTCGGTTGCACAGTCACGTCTATAACATTTATGCAAAGTGTGATTGAAAACACCAGCGCAACTTCTACCTGTATGATAGAGAAAGTCCCATCAGGGACAGCGATAGGGTCTGGTGTTGATTTGTTAGCTGCTCCCCTTAATCTTAAAACGGGTGTAACTGCTAATACAGTAGCTAGCCCAGCACTCCATGCAACTCCTGCGAACTTAACGCTAGCTCAAGGTGATAGTTTAGGACTTGACTTTACCAATGCTCTAACCGAATATGTCGGTTGTTGTACTATCACGGCTACAAAACTATACGCATAAGATAAGCCTAGCCCTTAAGCAAGGCTAGTCATTCTCCTAAGTGGTGCTGAAAATGAGAAGCGGTGCAATCTCATAAACCGATGAGGGAACGGGCTAGGTATTGAGGTAGTACATCTCTTACCATCCACGCCCAGGTGAAATACACACCCAGCACCACAAAATAACATCTATAAGGAAGGTGTAACATGGCAAAGATTAATTCAAGATTTGTTGACGGGTTATCGGTAGCCAAAGGTGCTAGGGAAGCAGGGTGGCTATTTGGTAAGCCGTCTATTCATTATGGGGGAACGGCGAGTTATGGAGGATGGTCTAAATCAGATACCTCACCGCTTAATCAGAAAGGCGGAGGTTGGTTAGCCAATCTTTATGGAGGCGCACAGTCTGGTGATGATTGGGCATCTTTATACATACCAGTTAATGAACTTCCAGTAACACAATTAGAAACGGCTAAGTGGTCATGGTATCAAACCAATGCTGAGTCTATGGGGCTTGGTTGTGTTATCTGGGTACATGACCCCGATGACTTTGATAAGAGAGCAGAGATAACTCAACTAGGTGGTGTAGCAGGGTTAGAACACGCTGCCGGATGGAACGCACATGAGTTTGATTCTACCGATGCGGGAATGTTATTTTATGGTGAAGGCACTACAGGAACAGCTTTAACGGCTGGCACTCAATATACATGGGCGCAATTTCAAGCAGATGCTTTGTTCTCAACATGGTCTATATATCGTATCTCATGGGACTGGGGATGGGAAGCTAGCGGGACTTTTGAAGATGCCTGGTTAGCTGAAGTCAAAGTAAATGGTGTTTACATTCCATTATATCCTACTGAAGGTGAGACTATCGGTGGGCCGACTAAGACTTTATATGTAGCCACTTCTGGAACTTCTACCACTAGGGCTACGGCGATTACGCCTTCATCGGTGTTTAAGAGGGTAAGAATCAAGTCAGTTAGTATGGCAACTGCCAGTTCAACGGCTGCTATTTTTGAGGTTTACTTTGGTACAGGAGATAATATAACCTCAACCCCTGCTAACGCTATTTGCATGGCTAACCTTGATACCGATTCCGTAGTTACCGACCACTTTGAATTCGGTGATGATGGCCCGTTAGGGGCTGTTAATACAGTTGTCTCAATCAGGACTTCGGCAGACATTACGACTAACGGTTACTTTGTATTTACCTACAGAGAAGAATAAAGGTGAAACGCAATGAGCTTTGATCAGCTAAAGAACATAATTGACTTTAACAAAGAGCAGGCAGAGCTTCATCCACAGGATGAGGACTTAGAAAATAATCTTTGCCCCTATGATGCCTGGGAACTTGATATAAACTCTGATGGTTATCGTTCGTGTCCTATCTGCGGTAGGATTTGGAGATAAGATATGTTTGGATGCTACGCCTCAATCGGAGACCTCAAAGGAATACTTGGAATAACCAGCACTACTGATGACGTTGTAATGCGGAAGATTCTGGAAGCCGCATCACGTTCCATAGACTCGTACACGAATAGGACGTTTGCAACCCAAACAGCTACCAAGTATTTTGATGGTGCTTGCACTTTATGGTTGCCTGATTTACTTTCAATAACGACTTTAAAGACTGACGAGGATGGCGATGCTACTTTTGAGAATACTTTTGATACTACAGATTATTTATTGTATGGTACAGGACTTGAAGATTCACTTAACACATACCCTAAGACACGCCTTGAGATAAACTCAAATACAGGTGATTATGGTTCGTTTGCTTCCGGTGTTCAAAAGGGTGTCCAGATTGCAGGAGTTTGGGGATATGGTGACGGCATATCAGCCACACCCTATGTGAGTGACACTACTACATCGGAAGCTCTTGACGCTAGTGAAACAGGGGTAGATGTAACTTCAGCTACTAACCTATCAGCAGGACAATTAATCTTAGTAGAATCCGAGCAGATGTATATTTACTCTATAAGTTCTACTACTCTCACGGTTGAGCGTGGTGTAAATGGAACTACAGCGGCAACGCATGACACGGCAAAGACTATTTACATCTATCAATACCCTTCAGACATAAGACAGGCGTGTATAGATTTAAGCGTAGCTACTTATCAGAATAGAAGTAA